ATGCAGCATCTCTATAACTTACGTTATATTTTTTCATATACCTTTTAATTACTTTATCAAAATCTGGAGTCATATATTGATTATTTATAGGAACGTTCATATAATTAATATGTGAGTTACCGTAATATATATTATGATTCAAGAGAAAGATGTGTTAATCTTTTTACTTGGGATAAAGATGGAAAGAGAATTAAGGTTCAAACATCATTCGACCCTTATCTTTATGTAGAAGGTAACGGGGATTTTGAATCTATCTATGGTACTAAGTTAGTTAAGAAAAGTTTTAGAACGCAGTATGATAGATACAAATATGTAAAAGATACTGGTATAAAAAGAGTGTTTGAAAATCATCCAGCAACGCAGCAGTTCCTTATTGATACGTTTTGGAAGGTAAACGAAAAGCCTGAGTTTAGTGCTAATCCTATCAAAGTATTATTTTTAGATATTGAGACTTATTCACCGGATGAATTCCCTCAACCTGCTGACCCTACTCATATTGTTAATGTTATTACTTGTTATGATTCGTTGAATAAAAAATATTATACTTTTGGGTTGAAAGATTATGATAATAAAGACGATGATGTAACTTATATTAAATGCAATACTGAAAGAGATTTATTTAAAAAATTTGTTGAATATATTGAGTCTGATTACCCTGATATTATGTCGGGTTGGAATAGTGAGTTTTTTGACTTACCGTATATTTTAAATAGATGTACACGGATACTTGGTAAAGAATGGACTGATAGAATATCACCTTCTGGTAATGTTTATAGTAGAACTATTAAAGGTCAATTCGGTCAAGAGCAGATGAGATGGTATGTTGAAGGTATTTCATTAATTGATTACTTGGATGTATATAAAAGATTTTCAGTAGGTGTAAAAGAAAGTTATAAATTAGATGTTATAGGTGAATTAGAATTAGGTGAAAAGAAAGTAGACTTTGGTAATATGAATCTTGCTACTTTATCTGATACTGATTGGCAAACGTTTGTTGAATATAATATTCAAGACGTTCGATTGCTAACTAAATTAGAAGAAAAGTTAAAGTATACTGAATTAATTAAAATGTTAGCTTATGTTGGTTTAACTACTTTTGAAGCAGCAATGGGTTCGTTATCAGTTATCAATGGTGCAACTGCGGTAATTTCTAGAAAACGTAATCAATATATTCCTTCTTTTATACGAAATGAAGATACAGGTAAAAATCCAGGTGCATATGTTGGTGAACCTTTAAAAGGTTTTCAAGAAAACGTTATTTCATTTGATGCTAATTCTCTATATCCGAACGTGATGATATCATTAAATATGTCTCCTGAAACTAAGGTAGGTAAAATAGAAGATAAAAATAATAATGAGTTAGTTATACGTCATGTTAATGGTCAAGTCTTTAATATATCTAATGAAAAGTTTTTAGAATTTTGTAAAAAAGAAGAGATAGCTATTAGTAAAGCTAACGTACTATTTACTCAAAAACGTAAAGGTGTAATGCCTGAAATTTTGGATTACTATTATGGTAAACGTGTAGAGATTAAAAAAGAATTAGGAAAGTATAAAAGAGAATATTCTAAAAATAAAAGTCAAAAACTTAAATTTTTAATAGATCAATTAGATGCAAAGCAGTTATGTATTAAAGTTTTTATTAATTCTATTTACGGTTATTTTGGTAATAAAAATGCCCCGTTCGGTGATGATGATATAGCTTCGTCTATTACTTTAACTGGTCAAGCAGTTATTAAACAATCTAATGAGTTACTTAAGAAATATATTAAACAAAAAACTAATATTGATGATGAAAAGACTCTTAATGATTGTATAGTTTATAACGATACCGATTCAAGTTATATTTCAGTTAAACCTTTGGTTGATGCAGGTTTATCATTTACTGATGATTCGAATAAACTAACTCAAGAATTTTTTAACGAAGTACAAAATATTGAAGACTTTTTAAATGATGAAATTAAAATATGGGGTAGAAAAGCTCTTAATAGTAAAGATTGTAGATTCGTTTTTAAACGTGAGGTAATTGCAGATGTAGGTATCTTTTTACAGAAGAAGAGGTACGTTCTTCATATATTAGATGATGAAGGTATACCTATGGATAAGTATAAGTATACCGGGGTAGAAGTTGTTAGAAGTACAATGCCCGATGCTATCAAACCTTACGTTAAAAATATTATTGAAACTATGCTTAGTACTCAAAGTATAGTTGAAACTAATAAAGCATTAGATAAAACTTATAAGATTTTTAAAGATTTACCTGTCGAGGATATAACGTTCGTATCGGGTATTAAAGGTTATGAGAAGTATGCAGCTCAATGTGATTCATGGAAAACAGCAAAGGGTATGCCTATCCATGTTAAAGCTGCTTATTATCATAATTTACTTCTTAAAAGATTTAAAATTGAAAATAAGTACGAAACTATTAGTTCGGGGGATAAAGTAAGATATTTTTATCTACAACAACCTAATCCATATAATTTATCTTCAATAGCATACAAATATTATTACCCGGAAGAATTTAAAAAAGCTTTTCATGTAGATTACGATAAGATGTTTGAAAAGATATTATATGCGGTAATTGAGAGATTTTATGATAACGTTAGTTGGACCCCTCAAAAGCCTGGTAGTGCAGTACAAACTAATTTATTCGATTTATTAAGTTGATTAATCAAATAATTAATATAAAATATATTTATGTCAGACAAAAATTATATAACCTTCATCGATAATTCAGGTAGAGCTCTATTCGCAGAAAAGGATAGTGAGACAGATACTACAGTCAAGACCAAGAATCCGGTCATGATTACAGTACAGCAGCAACAAAACGGTCAAATGGCTGTGCAGTTGTTTCCATTATTCTTCCAAGAATTTGTAACACCAACTAATGATAGCAGAGACAATTTCTTTACGTATAATAAAAATACTATTGCAATTGGTTCAGACTTTCAAATTGAACCGAGGATTATTGAACAATATGATAGGATTGTAAATCCTCAATTAGTGCCGAATAATAATATTCAAGGTTCGGAACAAGAGCCAGAAAATATTAAATTATTTGATGAATAATTGCAAACCCCGAAAGGGGTTTTTTTTGCTCTCCTCTTGATATATTATAAAAATAGTTTATAATTAAAGTATGAGTAAAGAAATAGATGATATTTTATCCGTAATTGATAAGTCAAACCCTTATGCATCTTTTTTAAACGAAAGTGCACTTAGTAATGTGGATGGTTGGCTTGATACTGGTTCGATGGTACTTAACGGTATTGTTTCAGGTTCCTTGTTTGGAGGTATACCAAAAAATAGAATGACTCTTTTAGCTGGTCCGAGTATGACAGGTAAGAGTTTTATTCTGCAAAAGATTTTAGCTAACGCTCAGAAAGAAGGTTTAACTCCTGTTATTTTTGATAGTGAAAATGCTATTGATAAAGATGGTGCTGAAGCTTTAGGTTTAGATGTTAGTAAAGTAAAATATGTACCTGTTTTTAGTATTGAAGAATGTCGTAATACGATTTATGACTTTTTAAGTAAAGTAAAAGAAAAAGGACAAGAAGGTAAATTTATTATTGCTATTGATTCTTTAGGTAATATGGAAAGTCAATTGCAGATAAATCGCATGGATAAAAATAATGTAAGTGCTGATATGGGTAGTAGAGCTAAAGCTATGAAAAGTTTACTTAGAACTTGTACTCAACTTTCTGGGTTAACTAAAACTACTATTTTAGCTACTAATCATATCTATGAAGACCCAGCTGCATTATTTCCATCTTTAGTTAAAGCAATGCCTGGCGGTACTGCTACTGTATATTTACCTTCAGTAACTATTCAATTAGCTCGTAAACCAGTTAAGGAAGATAAAAATACAGATGGTAAATTAGCTGTAGGTCAGAAGAATTATTCTGGTGTTATTTTAAGAGCATTAACTGTAAAGAATCGTTTTGTTAAACAGTACTTACAAGGTGAAATGTATCTATCGTTTGATAAAGGTCTTAATAAGTATTATGGTTTGTTAGACTTAGCTGTTGGGTTAGGTGCAGTTATACAGACCGGTTCTACTTATCAATTACCTGATGAAACTAAATTAGGTTATTATAGTAAGTGGAAGGATAATACGGAACTGTGGGATAATACTATTATACCTGTTATTGAAGAGAAGATTAAACAGGAATGGAAATATAGTAATAATTCAGAGGAAGAAGAAATTATACCTGATGAAGTAGAAGAAAATGAAGAAGAATAAAATAGTAGTTACGTTAAGTGGGGGAATGGATTCATCCGTTCTATTATATAAAGCAGCAGAAGACTATGAAGAAGTACATACAGTAACTTTCGATTACGGTCAAAGACATAACCGTGAATTAATAGCTGCTGAAAAGCAATTATTAAATGCTAAACATGATTTTCCGAATGTTTTATTTACTAATAAAGTTTTAGATGTAAAATATATTAAAGATATAGCTGATACATCATCTTTAACTAATAATAATATTGAGACGCCTGATGTTAAAGAGGTTATGGGTGAAGCTCAACCTAAATCATATGTACCATTTCGTAACTTAATGTTTTTAAGTATTTTACTTTCATATGCTGAAAAATTAAAAGCAGATGAAGTATGGTATGGTGCTGCTGAGGCAGATAGTTTAGCTGGTTACTGGGATGGTTCTGTTCAATTTGTAGATAAACTAAATCAAATTTGTTTATTGAATAGAGAAATAGATGTAAGAGTTAGAGCTCCTCTTCTTACAATGAGTAAAAAAGAGATAATTCTTAATGGTATAGAATTAGGTGTTAATTTTGCAGATACTTATACATGTTATTCTGGAGAATATCCATGCGATGCTAATAGTGCGAGTAGTGCTCTTAGATTAAAAGGTTTTGTAGATGCAGGGTATAAAGATCCTTTGCAATATAAGCAACAAGACAAATTAAACAAAGTTTATTTAAAAGAAGATTGTAAAGATATTTTAGACTAATAACCGTGTCTAAATAATCTTTCAATTTGATGATGTCTATGCATTTCTTGTCTACCTCTTTCTCTCATCATATGATTGATTTGTTGAGGTGATAATGCTATTTCTTCATTATCTTCTTCTTCATCACAAGAAGATTCTTCTTCCTTTTCTTCATCACTTTTCTTTCTCAATTTACCAGTAACTGGGCATCTTTCAGCATCTTCTTCATGCTCAGCATCTTCATCTTCATCTGAGTCATCTTTTTCAGAAGATTTTTCCATTGCATCTGCAATAGCTTGACCTCTAACTTTTTCATATTCTGATAATTTACCGTCATCATTTAGATCTGCTTTTTCTTTATCTATTTCAGCATCTTCATCATGTTTAGCATCTTCTTCACTTGAATAGTCACCTACTGGTACAGGCATATCAGGGTCAAAAAACTCTCTTGGATCACGTCTTACTTGGTCAAAAACATTACCTGGGTAATCATCTTCTTCTCCTTCTGGAAAATCAGCTACTAATTTTTCTCTTTGACCTAATTCAATCTCTCCACCAAATTTGTCTACTGTTTCCTTTTCACTTGGTTTAACTATTACCACGGAAACAATATCATCTTTATCAATATCGTCTAAATTTAATTTTGTACCTTTAAATTT